AGTAAATCAAAGAGCAAGATACAATGAAAAGTGTAAGTGAACTTATTGGCAAAATGATGGGAGAGAACATGCTCCGCATCAACGAGCGTTGGGTGTGGTCGTGGGGCAACCGAGACTACTGCGACCAGCTCTTCCGCTACATCTTCCGCGAGGTGGATCGCACCTACGACTTCTACGAGCATCTGCCCGAATACGATGAGGTTATCGATTGGATGACCAGCACTGACGACAAGGGTTTGATGCTTATGGGTGACTGCGGGCGCGGCAAAAGTGTGATTCTGAATGGCGTACTTCCCGTATTGTTCCGAATGAAAAATCGTGTGCTGCAACCCGTACACGCGCAGAACTTCAGTGCAGAAGTTCCCAACCAGCGATTGGCGTGGGGAGAACGCCCAGCGACCTATCTTGACCGCCTACTCACAAATGGCTATCCCGCCATTGACGAGCTCGGCATCGAGCCTATGATGAACGACTACGGAGAGAAGAGCGAGGGCTTCAACCAGGTGCTGAATGCAGCCGAGCGATACCATCGTCCCGTCTTCGTCACTACGAACTTAACCGAGGTGCAGATTCTCGACCGCTATGGAGAGCGCACGATGGATCGTCTCGCGCACCTCTGTCGCACCATTCACTTTGAGGGAGAGAGCCTCCGAAAATAGCAAACTATGAAAGCACAACGAGTTATCTTCAAACTTAAAGATGGCAGACGCAAGTATGCCACCCACAACGGCTCAATGCTGTGGTGGGAGGAGAACGACCTGGCGAGTCTTTCGCGGAATGTCGAGCTCATCGGTATGCCTGCCTTTACTGCCGACTTCCAACGCTTCGATTTTGATGTTGAATCGCTGCGCAGGAGATTTCCGAAGGCGCGTGTCGCTCGTGTTATTGGCTACGAGGTTGAGGATGTATATCTGCCGTTAGACCCTAATGTGATCTTCTGATATGCCGAAGTTAAAGCGAACAACACCTCGTCCCTGGTTGCCGCAGCGAAAACCCTTTGAGGGATATCGCCACCACAACACAGAGTTCTACCAGAGCACATCCTGGCGAAAGCTCCGAGCCTTGAAGTTGGAGCAGGAGCCTATGTGCGAGGAGTGTCTCAAAGCGGGTCGCCTGACACCCGCCCAGATGGTCGACCACATCGTTCCTATCAACAAGGGCGGAGCGAGTCTCGACATTGAGAATCTCCAATCTCTATGTAACATCTGCCACGCTCGTAAGAGCGCAAAGGATAAATAGATGTCAAACTAAAAACACATTGCTTATGATGTAAAACGATCGGTGGTGTTCCAGTGGTTCGCAACATACAAATCATTCCACAAAAGTTTTCTTATCAACGAATCATTAATCACTAACAACAAATTATGTATGGGAGGGATTGGCAGATTGCTATATGGGACACCACCCACTTTTTGAAAGCTATGAGAACAACATTAACACTCAACCAGATAGTCGATAATTGGATTGCAGGGTGCGACCGCTTGCCTGCTACCAGGACTGACTACAAGCGCAAGATACGCTTGTGGTTTAAGTGGCTCTCATCAGAGGGTATTGACCCGCGAGAGCCAACGCGCGAACACATACTGCGCTTCAAACATGCTCTGCAGCAGCAAGGTAAGAGTCCCTACACCTACTTTACCTATGTGGCTGTCATCAAGATATTCTATCGCTACTGCGCTATGATGCACTACTACGAGGACATCGGCAAGGGACTGCAGTCGAGTATCCGTATGCACGAGCACTGCAAGCACCCACTCTCTGTTGCAGAGGCACAGCGGCTGATGAACTCCATCGAAACAAAGACTATTGTGGGCAAGCGTGACAAACTTATCATCGCTCTGATGCTCTTGAACGGACTGCGTTCGTGCGAGGTTAGCCGCATCAACATTGGCGATATAGAGCGTGTGGAAGATCGTGTGCTACTACACATCCAGCGCAAGGGACACCTCGACAAGCGCGATGTGGTGGCACTGCCAGAGCTTACGGTGGAACTCTACGAGAACTATATCTCGGAGCGAGACTTCCAGCAGGACGATCCTTTGATTGTAAACCATTGCATTGGGCGACCATCAACACGCCTATTGAACACAACGATCTCGCAGATAGTAAAGATGCGCCTGCGCATTATCGGTATCAACGACCCGAAGATAACAGCACACTCGTTGCGCCACACCTGCGGCAGCCTGCTGGTGGAGATGGGAACGGACATCGAGATCATAAAAGATCTGCTCGGTCACTCCGACTCCTCGACCACCAGAATCTATGTCGACATGGCACAGAAGCGTAGACTTCTGAGGGAGAATCCCAGCCGCCAGATAGAGGCGTTATTAGCGAAAAAGTGAAAAAATTAAAGTAACTGATAGTCAGTAAAATGAAGGTAGAATTAATTGGAGTGTGAAGGGTTTAATACTCAAAGAGTTTCAGTTTGGCAAAATCGACCGAAAAATCGCTGTAACTCTTTGATAAAAGATCGAAAAGCACTGCCCATTAAGCACCGCATTAACATCGAGTGCTACGAGGCTTTGGAGCGCACCCAGCGCAGGTAGAATGACTCTGTGTCATACCAGTGTGACTTGAGGTCAGACAGTGTGACCTGGTGTCAGACAGTCTGACTTGGTGTCACCAAAGGGGGAAGGGGGTCGAATTCCTTCACCCCCTACGAAAACCAATCGCCCCCCAAGTCTTCTGTACGCACATGCAAAATTGGAGAATTTAGGAAACTATGAAAGGACGCAAGAAACTACCAGATAGCATCAAGGCTCTGCGTGGCACTGACCAGCCTTGTCGCATGACCGACAAGCCTGCGGTGCAGGGTGCAACCGTCATCAAGCTCCCGAAGGTCGGCTTGAAAGGAACTGCCAAGAAGGTCTTTGCGGTGGTCGCCACCGAGCTGATGCACAACAACCTCCTGGATGTCTATGGCGTGGATATGGTCGTGGCGTATGCACGAGAGATGGCTCTCTACCACGACATGATGGCGGAGATCGAGAAGGAGGGAGTAACCATCGAGGTTATGACCAAGACGGGTGTCGTTACACAGATCAACCCGAAGCGTAAGGTTGCGGAGGGAGCACTCGCTGCCGCCAAGTCGCTGGCAGTGGAGTTCGGCATGACACCATCGAGCCGCAGCCGAGTGTCGGCTATATTGAACGATAACGCTCCAAAGGACGAGTTCGCAGAATTTGAAGAGATAGATGAGTAAGCAGAAACTACATACAGCCGAGGAGTACGCCCAGCAAGTAATATCGGGAGAGGTGCTGGTGTGCGAGTATGTACGCCTGGCGGTGGAACGCTACTACCGCGACCTCGATGTTGCACTCGATAGAGGGTGGTACTTCGACCGCAAGGCGGCATCTCGTGCCATTAACTTTATCCAGAAACTAAAACACACAAAGGGCGTATGGGCAGGTCAGCGTTTCAAACTTGAGCCCTGGCAGCAGTTTATCATCTGGAATATCTTTGGCTGGATGAACGCAGACGGCACACGCAGGTTTCGCTATGCCTACATCGAGATTTCGCGCAAGAACGGCAAGACGATGCTCTCCGCGAGTACGGGACTGCTGATGCTCTTTGCCGATGGCGAGTCACGCCCAGAGGTCTATTCTGCCGCTACGGTCAAAGACCAGGCGAAGCTCTGCTTCTCGGATGCGGTGGCAATTGTCAAGGCGACAGACCTCAAAAACTATCTCACGCCTTACCGCAACTCCATTACCTACGAGCTGAAGGGCGGCACGATGAAGCCACTCTCCTCGGACTATGGTACACACGATGGTCTATCGCCCTCGTGCGCTATCATCGATGAATTCCATGCGCACAAAGATAGCGGCATGTTCGATGTCCTTAAGTCGGCATTTGGCGCAAGGCGACAACCGCTTATGTTCATCATTACCACCGCAGGCTTCAACAAGGCTGGCGTATGCTACGCCTACCGCGACAATGTTATCAAGGTGCTGCGTGGCGTAAATATCGATGACAGCTTATTCGGCATCATCTACACCCAAGACTCGAAGGAGGAGTGGGAAGACCCGAAGATGTGGATCAAGTCAAACCCCAACCTCGGAGTGTCGGTCTCTGCCGAGTATCTTGCCGACCAGGTCAAGGATGCCAAGAACAGACCCGAAGCAGTGCGCAATGTGCTGACAAAGAACTTTAACCTTTGGGTGGATGCCGAGCGCACCTGGATACTTGACGAGAAGTGGATGCAGTGTGTTGGCACGACACCGTTGGAGTCGTTGCGCGGCTGCGAATGCTGGGGCGGTCTCGACCTCTCGAATGTCTCGGACATTACTGCCTTTGTGCTTCTCTTCCACGAGAACGACAAGTTCCAGATCGTGCCACTCTTCTGGATACCCGAAGAGAAGATGCTGGAGAAAATACGCAAGGAGAATATCAACTACGACCGCTGGGTGGCAGATGGGTATGTCAAGGTCACTTCGGGCAATGTCATCGACTACGACTTTGTCAAGGCTGACATCCTCCGCACCATTGAGGCGTACAACCTGCGCTCGGCAGCCTACGATAGGTGGAACTCCTCGCAGACCATTATCGACCTACAGAACGAGGGCATGGAGTGTAACCCTTTCGGGCAGGGCTATGGCTCGATGTCAGCACCCACGAAGGAGTTTGAGAAGCTCGTCTTGACGGAGCGTATCGAGCACTTCGGCAATCCCGTACTGCGCTGGATGCTCTCCTCGACCGTTGTGATGACCGACCCTGCGGGCAACATCAAACCCGACAAGGCGAAGTCCGCGCAGAAGATTGACGGCATCGTAGCCTCGATAATGGCTCTGGGCGAGTGGATGACCGCCCAAGCCGATGAAGACAATAATCCCTATAACCAGAGAGGAATGCTATCACTATGAGTCGTAAACGCAAGATTACCAAGCACCAACTCGCCCAGCGCGAGGCTGTGGAGCGTGAGCTCGAAGCCATCGCTCCTCTCTCGGCAGAGCACCTTTGCCTACTCTCGACCGAGGGGTTTATAGATTACTACCTCCGTATGGCGGAGCTCTATCCAACACGCGAGGATGCCTACGAGCGATTGGAGAATCACTACAAGCGTATATTCCACAGACGCAAGTATGCCGACATACGCTCACTCCTTAGGCGCATCAGCAAGGTCTACGATTTATAGGTGACCGATGGTCATTTATCGACCTTAATTGAGAGCATAAGTTTGCACCGAAACTAACCCAAACTTTATAACGGTGTCAAACTGGCTTTCTAATCTATTCACTCTTCGTAGGAGGGAGGAGCGCGTATCAGCCGAGCAACTTGAGTCGGCTATCAACGAGGCTCTTCTCTCCGACACCGTTTCCGATGCCACAGCAAGAAAGTATATATCCGAGGAGGGTGCTCTCAACCTCTCGGCAGTGTGGGCGTGTGTACGCATCCTCTCCGAGACGATAGGCACTCTCCCCATTCATCTCTACAAGCGTACCAGCTCTGGGCGCGAGAAGGCTGCGGGACATCCCTGCATTCACATACTCCAGAAACCGAACTCCTACATCGGTCGCTTTGCCCTGCTGCACCACCTTATGGTGTCGTGTACACTTTGGGGCAATGGCTATGTGCGCATCCACCGCGATAGGCTCTACCGCCCAGTGCGCTTGCAGCTGCTCTATCCATATGAGGTTGAGCCCGTCCTCAGCGAGGATGAGGAGCTATTCTACCGCCTGGACTCTGGCGAACTCCTCGGTACGGAGGATGTCATACACTTGCGAGGGTTATCTACAAACGGATACAAAGGTAAGAGTCCCATTGCGGTACACCGCGAGAATCTCTCGCTGACCGTATCGGCACAAGAGTACGGAGAACGCTTCTTCAACCAGGGTGGCAATATGTCGGGAGTGTTCAAATACCCATCGACACTAAAACCCGAAGCCTACCAACGCTTAAAGCGTGATCTCATCGCTCAATCTACGGGTCTGCACAATGCCCACACGCCACTGCTGTTGGAGGGCGGCATGACCTATGAACGCATATCCATTCCACCCGAAGACGCGCAGTTCATCGCTACGCGCAAGTTCCAGAAGACGGAGATCGCCACCATCTACGGAGTGCCTCCGCATATGATCGCAGACCTGGAACGCGCCACCAATAATAACATCGAGCACCAGGGTATGGAGTTCGTGCAGTACTGCCTTATGCCCTACATCGTGCGCCTGGAGGAGGAGTTCAATCGTAAGCTGCTCCGCGAGGATGAGTTCGAGGAGTTCTACTTCCTCTTCTCGCTCAATGGTCTACTGCGTGGCGATGCCAAGACCCGCTCGGAATACTACAAGAACATGAACTTGATAGGCTCGATGTCAGCCAACGAGATACGCGCCCTGGAGGATATGAACGCCTATGAGGGTGGCGATGAGTATTTCGTGCAGGCAAATATGCAGTCCGTCAAGGTGGCTCTCAACCCGCCCGCCACAGCACCCGCCACGCCCGCCATAGCACCAACACCTAACACCCAAGATGAAGATGACAAAGACGAAAAAGAGTAACCAGATAGAGGTACGCTGCAACATCAGCGACCTCAAAGTCGAGAGCCGTCAAGCCTCCGAGAGCAGAACGATTGTCGGCTATGCTGCCAAGTTCGAGCGTTGGTCAGAGCCTATCATGGGCTGGTTTCGTGAGAAGATAGACCGCGATGCCTTCTCCGAGTGCGATGTTACGGATGTGATTATGTGCTTCAACCACAACATCGACTCTATCCTTGCCCGCACCACCAGCGGAACACTCACACTCTCGACCGATGAGGAGGGGCTACGCTTCGAGTTCGAGGCTCCCGCAACCTCCCTTGGCAACGACATGGTGGAGTTGGTACGCAGGGGCGACATCTCGAAGTGCTCCTTCAAATTTACGGTCGAGGAGGACGAGTGGCGATATGCTGACAAGCAGAATAAGCTGGAGTACGATGAGCGCACCATCCGCAAGATTGACAAACTCTACGATGTGTCGCTGGTGGTCTATCCCGCCTATAACGACACCGAAGCTGGTCTCCGCCACCTCGAAGAGCGCAAACAGCAATACCTAAATACCCAACACCATGAAGAAGATCATCCAGACTCTACGCAGGGCGTGGCAGTGGACACTCCGCAGAGTGATCCTGCCGACAGCCAAGTGGCTCGTGAGGGTGCCGCAAAAGTTCATCCAGCATCACGAGCAAGACTAACCCAACAACTCAAACTTAAAAACCAATAACCTATGGGAAAACTTAAAGCATTAAAGGAGAAACGCGCTTCTGCTTACAAGGCTCTGGAGCAGATGCGTCAGGAGTGTGACGGCAGAGAGTTTACTGCCGAAGAGCAGCAACGATGGGACAAGATGCTTGCCGACTATGACCAGGCTGACGAGGCGGTCGAGGCGGAGGAGCGTTTCGTGGACATCCAGCGCAAGCAGGCAGAGGAACGCTACCAGCAGGTGCGCCCCGACAACAGCAAAAACGAGGAGCGTGAGCAGGCGGAGTATCGCTCGGCATTCAACGACTACATCCTCAATGGTGCAAATGGCATTTCCACAGAGAGCCGCGCCATCATCGCCCAGCGCGACAAACTCGCAGGCTTGTCGGCAGGTGTGCTTATCCCTACCGAGCTGGCATCGAGCATCGAGGTTGCGTTGAAGACCTACGGAGGCATGTTCGAGGCGGGCGAGCTGTTCCACACCTCACGCGGTGGCGACCTCACGCTTCCGACTATCAACGACACCGATGCCAAGGCAGTCATCGTAGCCGAGTACACGCAGAACACGCGCAGAACTCCGACCTTCGGCTCGGTAACGCTCAAAGCTCACACCTATCGTACACCGACCATCCCTATCTCGGAGGAGTTGATGCAGGACTCTGCCTTCAACCTCGATGCGGTGCTGACCAACCTCATGAGCGAGTCCTTCGGCAGAGGTATCAACGAGCACCTCACGCTCGGTACGGGAACGGGACAGCCCAAGGGCATCGTCACCTGCGCCACTGCGTGTGCAGATAAGGCTGCTGCGAATGCCATCACTCTCGACAACATCATCGATTTGATGAAGTCGGTGGATGCGGCATACGCCCGTAACGGCAAGTTCATGTTCAACCGCAACACGCTCTACGAGCTGATGCGTGTCAAAGACCTCACTGGTCGCTTCATCTGGCAGGAGGGTACGCGCGATGGTCTGCCTGCAACACTCTTTGGCAAGCCGTACATCGTCAACGATGACATGGCAGACATTGGCGCAGGCAACGCCTCGGTGTTGTTTGGCGATCTTAAGAAGTACAAGATCCGTATGGTCAAGTCCTTCCGCGTGAAGCGTCTCAACGAGCTCCTGGCAGAGTACCTCGCCATCGGTCTGTTAGGCTTCGCCCGCGTGGACGGTATGCTCCTGGATGCAGGCACAAACCCCGTCAAGAAGCTCGTACACGC